TCGGGCATCTCGTCAAGCTCTATCTCGGTGAGCCTGATAGACCCTAGAAGTGATTCCCCATCACCACCCTTTCCGATGGCTTTGTCGTAGTCGTTCTCCAGCTTCTCCAGCTTAGACTCGATTGCCCTTCTCCTACGGGTGAACATGGACAAGTCTTTTTTGTGCTTTTTTCTGAAATCCCCAAAGAATTTCTCCACTGGGTCCATTATCTCATTTAATACAACGGACTTTCTCTCAGATGCTTCGCCCACAACTATTGACCAGAGGGGAGCATCCTCTTTCCAGTCCTCTTTTAACTCGACCCTTACGGCACCAGAAAGACAAAGTGAAACGATTGACAAGCAGGGCAGGACTATCATCTCAGGTTCAACTTGATAAGCCTCAGAAATCTCAGAGACGAACCTTTTAAAGTATTGGCATCCATCTGGAAGCAATTCATCCAGATTAAATGGGTCTGCCTTTCTCATTTCTAGAGGCTCCACCTCGTCCCATTCATCGGGGTTGACGTATCCCTTTTCTACGAGATAGCCAGTTGTCGCCTTGTAGTCCCCCCCAAATTTTAATTGTGCCACGATACTGAAAGGAGTGTAGCCTCTCAACTCGTTGTCCCTGTGAGTCTCGAACTCAGTTGAAGAAGAGAAAACGCATAAAAGCTTTCGTCCATCGAAGTTAAAAGTAGCTGAAACGCCCCTGTCCTTGCCCGGCCTTGTTAGGAAAAACACATCACCCGCCCTTTTATGAACGCTCCAGCCATGCTGGGTTAGAAACTTAACCACCATGGTCGGCTCTACTCGCTTATTAAAGATGGTCCCCGGCCTTTGATCGTTGGGATCTAGAGCTTCGAAGCGATCAGTGGCCGAGTCTATCCTTGCCTCCTCTGTCGGCACCTCGTTGAAAGATCGACATATCCCTAGCAGTTCGTTCCAATCGTCTTTAGATATTGTTGGGATCTCATCAATGGCCCCCTGTGCGATTCTATAGTTTGGGGTCGGATGAGTGAAAACCATCTGGCCCTCGGAAAGGATCTCGATCAAAGGGAACCTCTTTAGTTCACCATTTTTATTTAAGTCCATTGTGTAGGCTGGGACATATTTATCCGTTGAGAGATCGTTGACCCTTAGAAATAAATGAAGCCCACCACTCCTAGTTTCTTCAATGTAAAACGAATCCCAACTATTTGGTAGAAGGTACTTGATCGCCTCAATGAAGCGGTTGCTTATCGTCGCGGTCGAATCATGCTTTTGGTCTATGTCGATCACTATTAAGTCGCCACTGGCCTCTCCCAGTTTTATGCCTATTCCATTTTGTTTTTGGAAAAGATCAGCCCATCCGTCAACGCTTCGGGGTTCATTTTCCCATTTTGCCCAAACGTCACAACTATCCTTTTGGACGTTGCAAGGAACAGGGAAAAGACCTAATTCCTCGAATTCTTTTGCCGTGCTTATCATGCTCAACCCATCATCTCCAAAACTTCAGAAAACCTCAATGTTTTAATATCTGATTTCTCAAACATTTTCCGCACGTTATCCTCTGTAGTGCCTGCGCCAGTGTAGGACTCATATATTAGAACGGAATGACTGCCCCTTCCATACTCTGCTTCTCTATTGTTGGCTTTTATCTGCCTCATAATAGATGGATAATCATCCCCCAAGTTAGGCTTTATTTCAATAGAATAAAAACCGTAATCGTAAAATGATTCTGCCCAGAGGTCGGATCCTTCTAGAGTGAAAGAAGTGGTGATTGAAAAGCAAACATCAGACCCTTTATGCTCGAAGTTGCAATCAATTTCATTTAGCTTTTTAAAGATCCTCTCCACTTTATTTTTTGTACCATCTCTCTTTTCATAAATTGAGCCCACTTGAATGCTTTCATCTAAATTCGTGAAAGTATTAAATGAGTCTGCAACCTTATCCACTCCAACAATGCAAGCATGAAAAGCCTCTAGGAATTCGTCATTTAAAAACATGGCTTGAAGCCTGTTATGATCTGGGGTATCCTCTGGTTCTTTGAAATTGTTAACAATTAGAGTTTTAATCCCTGTGTAGCGATCCAAGAAATCTCCTTGCGACATTAGCCAATCGCAATATCCTCGATCATTTGCCAACACTTCAACGGGTTGGCCTTTGTACTTCCCAAACGGGACCAATTCTTGACTGTTCATATTACTTATCTCCCTTTAGTAGTAAATCAATCTCTTCTAGGTCTGCTCTAAGTGGCATCCCTTCAACTCTTTTAAACAGTGGGCCGATCCCACTGCCCCTCGCAATGTGCTGACGCACTGCCATTTCTGTCATAGAGAGATGCCTTGACACCTCCTTGACGCTTGCCCACTTAGCCATAGTTTAGCCCTCCAAAATTTAGGTTTAGCCATGTTAACTGGGATCTAAAATATGTCAAGCCTAGTGAAGCCCTGTCTCATCTGAAAAACAACAGTTAAATAGTTCTTGACACATCGGGGCCCAACATAGACTAAGCACAGCTTATCACCGGAGACAACATGACAAAGCTAAAAGAACAAGACCCACTGATCGGCACAGTTGTCGATTATTATGGCGAGGATCACAGGGTCATCGCTTCAACAATACGCAAAGGGCGAAAGCTCTACATTGGTCACAAGGTTGGCCATTTTCATACTTACTACATAGATCCAGCAAAAATCAATTTTTACAATGAAATCTTCTAGTTGACCCATGTTCTTGGCTGATACAATGAATGGAGGACGGAGCTTTGGAAGTAGCTATCCAAGGTTTAAGGGATCACGCCTTTTCCCTTTCCGTTCTCCTTCAACCAAAGGCGTTTCTGAAAGGCAAGCTATGAGCAAAGAAGAATGGAGGCCAGTGCCCGGCTATGAGGGCAAGTATGATGTGTCCAATATGGGCAGGGTCAGAAGCTATATTTCGAGGGGAAAGACTCTGCCTCTAGTTATGAAGCACAAAATAAGCCATAAGGGTTACTGCCAAATTGTCTTAGCAGGGAATGGCAAGAAAACATTTTCAGTTCATAGATTAGTGACTCTGGCGTTCTGTGGGCCGTCCGATCTATCTGTTGATCACATAAATGGGAATAAAGAGGATAATAGACTAAAGAATCTTGAATACGTCACCTCTGCGGAAAATAGTCGCAGACTTCAACTGAGGAGCGTAAACTATTGCGCAACATATGTGGACAGTAATTGTAAAAAGAAATGGAGGGGGATCTTAGTTATAAATAAAAAATCATATTACCTTGGCTTTTTCTATACAAAAAAAGAATGCATTGAAGCCCGAAAGGCTTTTCTTAAAGAGCACCAAATAAAAACAGGGGCTAGCCAAAGCCCAACTTTCAACAGTCTTTAATAAGGAGACAAAAACATGGCACTATACGCAGGCAATACAGCAACAGAGTCTAACTCAGCTAAGTACGAGGTGGGGGGATACAAATTTCGTGTTCTTTCCGCTGAAATGAATTCTTGGGGAGGGTTGAATTATCAGCTCGAAACTAAGGACGGACCCAAGGTTTATGATACCTTGAACTTCTCGACTCAATCTGACGCTGTTAAGGCTGAGATTGACCGCAAGCTTACCACCCTTCTTGGAAAGGTCACTATTGACGCACCCGAGGAGATCCTTGGAAAAGTTGGCTATGTCGTTCTTCGACAGGGCCCCAAGTATCTTGAGCCCATGCCTTTCGGTGGCTACTTCAACGAGAATAAGAAGTCAGCGACTGGCAATGCGGAATCATTCGACAAGGCCGTAGCAGAAGCGAAGGCATACGATTGGACCCAAGACGCTTATGCTGTCAAGAAGCATCAAGACAAGATGGGAAACCAAGGTCACTTGTCGAATGTTGACACTGATTCAGACAGTGACCCTTTCTAGTTAACTAACCGGGGGCCTCTTCGGGGGCCCCCACTTTTACAATATGGAGACAAAGACATGAGTGAGATAATTCTAATTTTAGGCAAGAGTGGAAGCGGTAAGTCTTACGCCTGCCGAAACCTTGACCCGGAGACAACGCTTCTAGTGAGCGTAGATGGCAAGCGTTACCCATTTCCAGCGAAAGGATGGGACCGATTGACTGCCGATAATGAAGGTGGAAGCCTTTACCATCCCAGCCATAGCGGGTCGAAGGGGTATAGCCAGATCAAGAAAGCCTCTGAGGTGGCGATTAGCAAAGGGAAAAAAACCATTGTGCTCGATGATACCCAGTTTCTAATGGCCAACGAGTTTTTTGCAAGGGCCCATGAAAAGAGCTTCGATAAGTTCGTCGATATGGGCGCGGGCTTTCACTCTCTGATTGTGTGGGCGAGGAACTTACCCGAGGATGTTATCGTTTACTTTCTGCACCATAGCGAGTTCGACTCCGATGGCTCATACAAGGTCAAGACGTGCGGGAAAATGTTAGACAATCAGACAAGTATAGAAGGCAAATTTACTATCTGCCTGCAAGCCAGAAAGAATGAAAGCATGTACGAGCTGGCTTCAGATGTTCCCAATGAATCAATCTTCAAGTGTCCTCCTGACCTATTGCCAAGGGAACCGATGGAGAACGACCTCAAGATGCTAGATGACTCGATCCGTGGCTATTGGGGAATGTGATGAGCGACAAAGAATACTTCGCCCACCCATTCCTAAACGCATCCACGCTAAAGGCATTCTCAGGGCCAGAGGATCGGTATAGTCAGCGACAAGCCCTTTACAAGATGCAGACGCCTTTCAATCCGACTCCTGCTATGCAACTCGGAACCCTTTTTCATGCAGGAATGGAAGATGGGTTTGTGAAAGCGAAGCCTGCCCTTTACACTGAGTTCAGAAGTGATAAGGCTAAGGCTTGGAGAGCTGACATGGAGGAGCGAGGGGAGCCCATCTATTCGCAGAAAGATATTGACACAGCGAAAGCGATGATTGAGAGCGTCAAGATCATGGCCCCTGACGTCTGGGACAAGGCTCGATCATCTCTTGCAGTAAGAGAGCGAGAGGTTTATAATGGGGCACGAAAGCTGAAGTGTAAAGAAGACCTTTTTATCGAGGGAACTGTCTGGGATTGGAAGTCAGCTAAGGGGATCACACCTTACGATATAAGAAGATCCTGTGATTTCTTCGGATACGACTTGCAGGCTTTTCACTATCTATCGGCAGACATAGAAGCCAAGGATTTTAATTTTCTATTTGTCCAGACTGAAGCCCCTTTCGAAGTCGTCATCGTTCCAGCGAAACCAATCATGGAGCGTGGAAGGAAGAAGTGGGAGACCGCGTTTAGAAGATACAAGGACCGAACCAACGAAGTCCTTCAGGCCAAGACAATCAACCCGCTCTGGCAAGGTGGAAAAGTAACCGAGGTAGAACTGTGAAACTAAGAAACAAAATCCCAGCAGAACAAAAACTAGGCTTTCGGGTAACACCGACAGAGAAGAAGAAGATAGAAAAGCTTGCAAAAAAGGCAGGTGAAACTGTGGCCAACTACTGCCGAGAAAGGGCCTTGGGATGAGGCCGACCTTCGAGACGAAAGAAGACAGGGAAGAGCAGGATTGTGTAAGGGAGCTGATCGAAAAGAACTGGAATGTTCGTTTGATCGACACACCTAAGCATCATGTCTTTGATTTTGTTGCCCTCCGACATGTGAGCGTGATGGGTTTTATTGAATTCAAGAGGCGAAAGGGAAATTTCGGAAGGTATCCTGACACGATGCTGAGCACTAAAAAACTGAACGGAGTCAACGCCTTCCACCCTTTCCCTGTCTTCTTTGTTGTCCAATGGGATGACAAGCTAGTTTATTGCAAGCTGACCCCTGACCTCTGGCTTCGATCAGAGTGGGGGGGAAGGACGCTTCAGAGCAGGGACGATCAGGACGTTGAGATCGTGGCTAAGATAGAGAATAAGCACTTCAAAGAATTAGCTTGACCTTTCGGGGCCCGATGTAAGATTAGTATATGTTAAACGGAGACAGCAACAACATGAACCACCACCAACAATCACTTTTGGAATTCATGGCGTTCATGTGCGCCTTGAGCGTCCCATGCCTGATCCTATATCAGATGAGACATAAAATCAAACGAGAAAACCAATGGAGCAAAATCAAATGACTCACGAAGAATTCGACCTGCTACTTGCTGATATTCAATTCGAGGACAGGCAGACACTCACCAGTAAAAACGAGGAATATGCCCCCGGAGATGACAAGCTGGCAAACTTCAAGAAGGGGGCCAGCGCCCTCGGAGTTTATCCCGAGGAGTGCCTATGGGCTTACGCCATGAAACACATTATCTCAATTCAAGATATTATCCAAGAGGAGTCAGACTATACGCCTGAGCGACTAAGGGAGAAAGCCGGAGACTTGAGGAATTACACTGTTTTGCTCGAAGCCCTCATGCTGGAGCGTCACACTTGAGCACTTACTACAGATGCGCTTATTGCGATGAAGTGTACGAAGAGGGAACTGAGATTCATCGTCACGTTTCCGGTCGAACAGGAGGCTATGAAAACTGGTTGCCAGACGAAGACTACTACGACTGTCCCTCATGCGGGAAGTCTACTGAAGACGCTAATGAAGTGGAAATCGAGGAGCTACTGGAAGAGATCGAGGAACTGAAAGCACGATTGAAGGAGAAGTCATGAGCGTTGACGAAGAAATAGCCTACCCAAGGGAGCCAGTTTATACCGCCAAAGAGTATGATGAACTCAAGGCAGAGGTGGATCGGTTGAAGAACATTATGGAGAATGCCTTGAATCTTATCGGTGACAACATGGACTTTGATTACCAAGACAAGCACCAGTATTTTGTTCAAGAGGAGCCGTTGGATATGGCGATGGAACTACTATTGGATACGAAAGCAACCGAGGAGAAGGGATGAAGACTTTTGAACAGAAATGGGCAGAGATTGTCGCAGAAAACAAGGCATTAGAAGACAGAGCCGAGAGGGCTGAGGCCTTTGTCTCTAAAGCTGAAAATGAAAACATGGGGTTTGAGTATTACGAGGAGACAAAATGAAGACAGACTGGACAAAAGAAGAGATCCGAGAATTGATGTTCACTGAGGTTGAGCTAAGTGATAACGGAAAGCGGTGGTCGAGAAGAGAGTTGACAGGTTATATGGAAGATTGTGGACAATGCTATTACGACCAAGAGTCTGAAGCGTGGCGATACCTTCGACCCATCCCAGTAAAACGCACCGTCCCAATGAGTGCTAAGACCTGCCCTCGTAGGCCATCTTTGAGGCATAGGACATGGCCTGAAGGAAAGGAGGTTTACCCTAATATCATAGAGACTGGACTGCACTGGCAGAACAGTTACGGAGATGGGCTCAAGACAACTTGGGAAGAGTTAGCTAATATAAAAGATGGCTGGACGCAAGGCGATGGAAGTGCTTGGACAGTAGACGTGGAGGGTGAGCAATGAGTAGATACCAGCAGAACGAACTACGCCCAGAGGTTGATAGACTGATAAAGATGGTTGGATATGAGCGTGATCTTAAAGACGAGGCACTAGCAAAAGTCAAAGCCTTGGAGGAGGCTAACGAATCACTCAGGACCAGACTCCAGAAAGCCAGAACGTCATTGGGACCAAAAGAGTGGACGGCTTACAAGGAGTGGGAGATGGGCTTCTTGGGTGATCTCAATGCACATGGATACATGCTCAAAGTGTGACGCCTATCTGCCAAAAGAGAAAGCAACCGAGGAGAAGGGATGAGTGAAGATGATGAATTTATGGATGCCGTAAACATTCTTAATGTTTTACTGGGGCACAGGAAAATTGATGGCGAAATTTATGACGCACTCCATGACTACATCATGAGAGCAGAGAAGGCTGAGTCTCAACTTGCAAGAGTCGAGAAGGTTTACTGTGAGAAGTTCGACCAGTGGGAAGAACTCAAGGCCGAGGTGGAGAGGCTTACTGATGCCAACGATAGTCTGAGGCAAAGACTGAACCGATGCGAGAGGTCAGCACCAGACCACTACTTTAAGTGGAGAGACACCCTGCTGGAGACAGGCATTGACCTAGACATGAAAGCAACCGAGGAGAAGTACTCCTCTACAACTAACAACAAAGGAGAGAAGTAATGGACACATACACAATTAACAAACCGCAAGACCTTGATAAGTTTAAAGATGCCCACGGACACAAAGTTGACGGAAACTTAGTGGTAGAGTGTTACCTAGATTTGACTAAAAGGCTTTGTGTGGCTGGTTATCTACACATCAAAGCCGGAGGGTATATCGAAGCCGGATGGTATATCGAAGCCGGATGGTCTATCAAAGCCGGAGAGTCTATCAAAGCCGGAGGGTATATCGAAGCCGGAGGGTCTATCGAAGCCGGAGAGTCTATCAAAGCCGGATGGTATATCGAAGCCGGAGGGTATATCGAAGCCGGAGGGTATATCGAAGCCGGAGAGTCTATCAAAGCCGGAGAGTCTATCAAAGCCGGAGGGTATATCGAAGCCGGAGGGTCTATCAAAGCCGGAGGGTATATCGAAGCCGGATGGTCTATCAAAGCCGGAGAGTCTATCAAAGCCGGAGAGTCTATCAAAGCCGGAGGGTATATCAAAGCCGGAGGGTATATCGAAGCCGGATGGTCTATCGAAGCCGGAGAGTCTATCAAAGCCGGAGGGTCTTCTGGGATTTCAGCAGGTCTATCAATAAGTTGTAAGGGCAAGCTAACTTTCGGCTTGAAAGTATTCTCTGGGATCTGCGCATGGCGAGAGATTACTGAAGATGACAAGACTATAACTTGCTCAAAGGTAGAAGGTGGTGGCGTTGTCGAGTATGGAATATTGGCGGAGACTGGTGAACCACAAAAGAAGACCATCGAGATTGATGGCAAGAAGATTGAGCTTAGTGCTGAGAGTTACGAGGCTTTGAAGAATAGTCTTTTAGGGAAAGCAACCGAGGAGAAGGGATGAAAAGATACGACATACCACCAAGTATCGGTTTGACTCCGCATGAATATGGGAGACTTGTCTACCATGAAGATCATCTTTTTGAGATCAATAAACTCAAGTCATGTGACATAAAGCACCCTACTTATCAACAACTAGAGTCAGACTGTAACGAACTCAAAGAGAAAGTAGAGATCCTAAAACTCGCCAGACTCGCAACGGTCCAGTCTTACTCAGACGAGAACGATAGGCTGAGAGATCTCCTTAGGAGGTGCATACCTCATGTAAGGAAGGTTGCAGAGGATCGGCAAGCCGAGAAGGAATGGCTAGAACATGGAGTGATCAACGATGTCTAACAAAATAAGAACCATCGACACGTTTAATCGACATGCACGTTGCATCGACATGTCGGAGAGACTACACGGCAAGAATGCTTTTTGTCAGATCACCGAGTGGTCTAATGGCGAGGGGTGGGACGTAGAGTTCAGCACAAGTCTAGGTAGGCAGATGTTCAGCTTAGACCTTTCAATGCTGGATCACTTGAACCACCTCCTCTCAGCACAACGAAACTATGACCAAGAGGTAGAAGATGTTTGAAATATCACTATATGTCATTGGCACACTCTACACCGGAATCGGACTCATGATGGTCTGGGAATATTATTTTTATCACAGGGAGAAATAGGAAATGACGATTGAAAAAGAAACAGCCGAGGCTTTCCTGACCATCATTGATGATCTGAGGCACTGGAAAAGAAAGGCAGAGATATGGGAACGTATCTATGAACTCAAAGATTGTGACTGCCTCGAAAAGGATGAACTATGGATGGAGTTACAAGAAGATGAGTAGGCTTTCAATTAAACAATCGACATGCGAAGACTGTGGGGATGCTTACGAGTGGACCACAAGAAACGCAGGGCTCTGTAAGCCATGCCGAAAGGTGCGGAAGTACAAGAAGCAGGCAGAGGATCGAAGGGCTAAGGGCCAACCTGCAAGGGAGATGAGTGCCGACAGCTTACCCCCTGTTGACTGGGTAATGGAGAGACAGTTCTCTGGCTTCTTTGAACTCATGGGTGTTAGATATAAGAAAAGGGCAGACGTGACCAAGGTTGTTAACGCGAACGGATATAGACAGATGAGGAGAGCAAACTAGAGCCCGAGCCGTCCCCTTTAGAATGTGGGGATGTTAGAGCAAAACAGACTTTGGCTGGAACAGTCCAACCCAGCACTTTTAAAGCAATACACTGAGGGGCCACAAACAGAGCCCCGTGACCCCATGGCCCCTCACTGTCTACAGATGGCGCATGAGGGCAAGAACCCTAATCTCCCCGATAGTTATATCAGCCCCGTTGCCTATCAAGAGCAACAAACTATTTCACTAGAAATAAAAGAAAAAGACTTCCAAGGAGAACTCCGCTTCTGCATTGTTGGGGGGACCGATGGGGGCCACTTACTAAACGAGACAGTGGCGAGGCACCAAATAAAACACCTCGTCGTTATCGAGTCAGACCTTGCTTCTTTTAATAGATCCCTAAGCGTCACAGACTGGCCTGCTCTCTTTAGAGACTTTGACGAAAAAGGAGGGACTATTTATTTTCACATCGGCCCCGTCACTCTTGAAGTAAAAGAAAGAATTTCACAGCATTTGAAGGATATAGGCACGTTCAACGCCTCGAATATCTTCATGGTCCATGACGACAGCCACGAGGGCAAGAAAGGGATTGCCAATGCTGTTCAGTGTCTTCAAGACGTTATCAACAGTCTAGGGTTCTATGATGATGAAAGGGTGGGGCTAGCCCATACCGCCCACAAGATGAAGGAGGGCGCTAGGTTCATGCACAATATGATTCTTCCATGGATTGACAAGCCTGCCGTTGTCTGTGGGAATGGCCCAAGTCTTCTCAAGCTATTGCCTCAGATCAAGCGCCACCGAAAGCATCTATACTTAATCTCATGCGGAACCGCTATCGGTGTCTTATACGAGAAAGGCATTAAACCAGACTTTCACATTGAGCAGGAACGCCCGAAGGTGACAAGCAACTGGACGAAGTTAAGGACAACCCCAGAGTTTAGAGATGGAATAACTTGCATTGGTCTGAATGTCGTTCATCCTCAGACACATGGCCTTTTTAAGGACATTGCGTACTGCTTAAAATCTAATGATTTCGGGGGAGTCTTGGCAGAGCAACACGCGCCAGACATGCCTCGCCTAATGTTCGTGAATCCCCTCGTTGCAAACTGCGGGTCTGCTGTCGCATGTGCTCTAGGGTTTAAGCATGTCTATCTGGCGGGAGTAGACTGTTCCTTCGCTAAAGATGGGGCTTCACATTCTGGCAAGTCCTCGATGGTAACTAAGGGCATCGACCGCATGGAGATCGAGGGGAACTTCAGAGATAAAGTAGAAACCACCACGCTTTACAATGAATCAAAAAAGGCGCTTGAGTATCTGATAAAATCCAATCCTAGAACGATATTCTATAACCTTTGTGATGGTGCCCGAATCAATGGGGCTAGACCGACAAAGAAGTTCAAGCCAAGAACGTCAAGGCCAATCAGCAAGACTCAGATCATGGCTCCTTTCAAGCCAATCGAGAACCCGCTAGACGTTGACGCCATGACTCGTTCCTTCACCGCCTCAATGTTCGGCCTCAAAACTGTGGTTGATAATATCCCTGAGGAAGTGAAGGGGAAGGATGAGGCGTACTTCTTCATCCAAGGCGTTCACAATCACCTAAGGCAACTCAAGGAGAAGACTCCTCTTTTTTGGTACTTAGTAAAGGGGACGATTAGTACCCAACTTGTCTTCTTGGCTGGGTGCGCTGATCGAGATCTTGAGGCATTTGGCAGGAGCGCGAATATACTAAAAGAACTGGTCGCTAAGATTCACCAAGAGATCAAGGTTGACCTTTTAAAATTCGATGACTGGGAAAGAAACGGAGAACTGCCCGAAGATGTCAATAGATCCTGTGAGTAAAATCCTTTTTCCAGAGTTCTACGATCTAGTGAGGCAACCTAAAGATCGGATAAAAAGGAAGTGTCTAAGATGCAAGGCCCCAGTCATAGGGGATCGTATCTGCAACAAATGCTCGAAGTTCAACAAGGCCCAGTCTCGAATGGTTCAAGATGGGGACAGCTACTTGGGGTCGGTTTAGACCTCGATCCAAGCAAGAGCGCCTTCGTCCCATTCGTAGGCATTCGCTGAGTCTGGCAACGCTGTAGGGGCCTCCCATTCGCCATCAAGGCTCAACGTCCATGATGGATAAGGCTGGGGCCTGTGGAATATATCTCCACTCAACTCCATCCCAACCCCCGCAAACTGTCCCCGGAAGTTTCTGTTGTAGGAAGTCTGAACCCAGTCGCCCTCAAGCCCTAGCGATTCAATAAGGCTTTGCCCTAGTGACTCGGACTCTGGAAAGTCTACATCTCCAAGGTCAGAGTTGTTGATAGCAATAACCTGCGCCACCACCCCATGTTCTACTTTTGCGAAATGCGCCATTTTAGCTTACCACGCTGATAAAAATTGTTCCCGCTGACCCATTACCGCCTGTCCCCGTTGAGGTATCGCCACCACCTCCTCCACCGCCTGCGCCATAAGTTCCAGCATTAGAGCCTGCCGAGGCTGAGTTCCCACCTGCTCCACCATCCCCTAGATCGGTTTCTTGGTCTACGGGGAAAGAGATTCCACAAGGAGCACCACCACCCCCAGCCCCACCCGTTGCCGAATAAGTGCCACCAGCGCCAGCAGTTCCAGACATAACAGCGGGGGAAACGTCTGCATCATCGCCATCTAAGCCAGAAGAACCAGCCGAACCAGAAGCACCGGGGATATTAAAGTTTCCAGATTGAGCCCCCCCAGCACCACCCGCTGAAGATGTTCCCTTCAATCCCCCAGCGCCCCCAGTTGTAGAGATTGAATCAAAGGTTGTCACTCCCCCATCACTTCCGTCAGTATTGGAGACACCATTGGTTCCACCTGTTCCTCCTGCTCCACAAGAGTAGGCGATTGAAGAACCGCCTGTTGTTGTTACATAGATAACCTTGACTCCCCCAGAGGCACCGCCTCCTGCTCCTCCGTTGTTCACGCCAGCACCATTAAGACCCCCGCCTCCTCCTCCACCACCACCGACGAGGATGACTTTAAGCTTGGTCACTCCAGTAGGGACGGAGTAATTGCCCGAGCCCGTTAAGCTAGAGAAAGCGCCTGTTGCTAGGGCCTCAATGTTCTCGATGATATCAGTCATCAGAGACTCAGTGATAGGGCTTTCCGCATCGTAGCGGGTTGGGTCAATATAGGTGTAGGCCATCTTTTAAGCTATCGTGTAGGGTGCTTCATCAGGAGTAAAACCGGGGTCGCCATCACCTCTATCGTCTTCAGAGATGAAGGCATACTGTGATTTTAGCGAGTCGCTGGCGCTTCCATAGTCAGGAAAAGCAACCGCTGTATTCTCTGGGTTTAAGGTTGGAGTGATCAAGCCAGTTCTAACGAAGTCTTGATCTAGTGTCTCCATGACGTACTTGTGGCGAACATCTCCGGGCTTTAGCGATTCAGAGACTTGTAAGATTCTAAAGCCTGTCTCTGGGCTTGCGCCTGTCTCGTCTTGCAGTTGTCGAGTCTTAAGGGTGATAAGATCACCCGTCCAAATGGAATCATCTTTTGGATCTAGTGTGACCGTGGCTATTCTCTTGGTCGTCTTGTAGTAATTCAGCGTCCTATTGGCGATCTCTGAGGCCACACTGCTTAGGGTTGTCGGCACCCATCTAGACCAAATTCGCATGACCTTTTTTTGGTCGTATTGGTTTTCGCCTTCAGAATCTAGATCTACCGAGACTTTTACGGACTCAAAGTTTTTAATCTCGTCCATCTCTAGAACTGGGTTCCTTAATCCATGGGCTACCCAGACCTGAGAAAGTCGCCCTCTGTCGTTTCTCGCGACTCCAACAGTTCCCGCGATATTGTTATCGTCATCAGTGAAGGGCCCAGCGTTTTGACTCTTATTCAAAAGACTATCCATCTCTATGAGTTGCGCTCTTTCATCCCACCACCAGAAGACAGTGTGCTGAGCCAACTCGTTCAAAAGATCATTCCCGCCTGTTGGTTCTGTTAGAAGTGTGCTGAAGGTGTAGTTTTGGAGGCCACTATCAACAACTCCCTGCCATCCGGTCAGGTTGGCGAACGCACTCGACACCCCAGCAGTGTCAACCAAGATGAACTTTGCTATATCATCAGGCGTTTCTTGATTAAAGAAGTGACAATGCTGAACAGAGGCGTCTTCATTGTGCTCCTCTGCGCTCATGGTGCCTTGATAGACCGATGGCATGGAGGCCCTAGTCACTGTCGCTGTATAGGGCGAGGAAGCGCCAGAAAGTGAGGACATAAGCATAACCTCGTCATCAACCCTAATGTAGGTCTGACCAGCATCATAGGCATTTTTCACATCATCATTCGGGTCAACGATGTCGAAGCTCGTCGTGCTTGACGATATGTCAGCGGATAGAGTCGCTTGGCTCTGGGTTGGGAGTTGCGCCTTCTCTCTGTCGGCAAACTTGAGAATGTCTTTCCCTTTTATGGAAACCTTTCCAGAGGCGTCTGGGCCTGTGATGGTGTCAATGAAGTAGGTTCTCGTTATAAAATTGGAAGCGTCATAAGTCCCAGCGGTCGTAAGGTAGCCAGTCTTAACTCGCATCTCCCGCCCTTCATAGAACTTATTCCTAGCCAACAACCGCCCCCAGAATGTCCCCTGATCTAGCGGATCATACGAGCGACCAGATACATAGGGGTCTGTCACCTCATCAGTCCATGGGTGATCCACGAGCGTTACCGAGCAAGTTGAGCGAATGCCTAAACCCTTTGATGGGGTCAGAACAGTGGGGGCAGTCGATACGCTTAAGACAGTCGGGAAAGTCGGAGCCTCGCCCGTTGCCTGTACTCCATCCAAGCGTGTTGAAGAGAAGCGAAGCGTTTGCGAACTTCTCGAAAAGGCTGTGGTGACTTGGCAAGTCGAAAAACACTGATAGCACTCTGACCCACTAGAGCCAGTGGCAGTACAAGCCCCAACGCCATAAGTGAGACTACAGCTATCCAGATCCAACTCAGCAATCCAGACAGGCTCACGGCCAGACTCTTTTTTGATATCATCATAAGCCATCCCTAGACTGCGAACTCGTCAGCAACTAACATATGAAGTTTGTATTTGATCTTCATCCTGTCACCCATGCCCGCCATGTTTGATGGGCTAGGAACGCCACCCTCTACAGATGCAAAGGAAACTTCAGTGGGTTGCCCCGATGGGTTGGGTTGATATATGAACGGATACCTAGAGGCATGCTGGGCGAATGGCTCCCAGTTGGTTCGATACCATGATGCGGACAGGTATTCAAGGTTCAAAGACCCCTTACGTTCTAGCCTCTTGATTGACCTGCCAATGATTGAACCATTGACGCTTACGAGGTTTGAGGTCTTGACCCCGCCCGTTAGTGTTGGGTAGGTCATGTCATCGTATTGCCCCTGCTCACTTTCAAGAACCTCGCCAACCACGATCTGCCGAACGTCAACATCTCCCCCAGTAAAACTCACCCTGATTCGACGACCACTTGAAACAGTCACCCCAGAAAACTCGGTGAGATCTAGCTTTCCACTTGTCGCGGTGTAAGTCGCCAAGGTCGTGAAGGAAGAAACCCCTGACTCGTATTTTAAGGTGATCGTGCTTGATGTTGTGTGGCTTCTTGTGTAAAGACTGACCGCATCAATGTCGGTGGCTGTTGCCATCGTGTAGTCGAGATCGCCAGCGTCAGCGGTAAAGTAGGACCAGTCAAACCAGTCGGTTGCATTGGCTGGGCCCTTTCCGCTTATGGTTGTTCCCGAAAAAGTAGGAGTTACACCCTTTAATACATTATTCCAAAGAAATTTGGGGCGTATCATCAGTTCACACTCACACTTCTAAGAACGAAACCATCTTCCGCGAGTTCATTTAGATCTGACCCAAGCTGTCGGATCTGATCAGCGCCCACGCTTGAGCCTTGAATGTTGAAGGTCGCGTCTACTACATTTTGAGGGGCCTGTTGCTCCACATCTGCTCCACCAGTTACCCCAGCACCAGCACCTCCTCCACTCGCTCCTCCCCCACCTCCTCCCATGGAGGTTGAGGATATTTGTTGAAGCCTAGCCAACCCTGACGCGACAGAGGCGCCAGCGAAAGCAACAGCTAGAGGGGGTCCACCCATAGACATGCCCCACCCCCAAGCTTTCTCAGCATTCTTGGGAATTTCCAGACCAACTTCGGCCATAGCGAAAGCCTTACCTATTTCAAACATTTTCCGACTACTCGACCCCATGAGAGAAGTCATGTCTGCAAAGAATTGCTTTTGAGCTGTCGCTTGCCCTTTTCTTTTCATGTCCTCCATTTTCTCTAAGGACTTGTTCTTTTTAGCCTCGATCTCACCTAAATCCATGGCATGATTAAAGGCATCGTTCAGCTCTTTATTTCTAGCCTCTTCTTCGAGCTTAGCCTTCTCCTCAAGAAAAGACTGGTAAGTATCTATGCTCTCTCCAAGAGCGTCCTTTGACGGCATAAATGCAGGCAATTGTTGAGTGCTAGGCCCAAGTTCCTGCCTTCCCTCCTTTTTCGCTTTTATTATGCTCTCCTCTAGCGTGAGTTGCCTTTGTGTGCCATCTATATTTGATCGAATCGTTAGCCCATGCTGTGCTTCAAGGGCGTTCAGTTCCATCTGAATAACTCGCCTCTTGTTTGCAAGCTCTAATCCTCTGCCTTCCTCTATCCTCAACTGTTGCCTTGTTGTCAGTCCCTTCTTTAGTCGCAACCTTGTCTTCTCAGTCAGAGCGTCTTGCTCTTTTAATTTTTTGTTTATCTCAACCAATTCATTCCCAAGCTCTGTATTGCTAGAGTTAAACACCTCCCCCCAGAACTCAGAGGCGTCCTTGAGAATGGAAGTCATCGACATGAGAGCTTCTATGGTTTCGTTTGCTATGGTGTTTTTCATAGCTTGAAAAGACTGGTCTAATTCCTTGGCATGCCTAGAAGCTTGCGCGATTTTCTTTAATTCGAAGGCGCTCATTGCTTCATTTGTTCGAATGACCTCATCGGCCATTTTCCGAATCCCATCTTCTCCCAGACGGAAAACTTCTGCTAGCCTAAAGCCAGCATCGGCCATCAATTCTTGAGTGGCAAAATTTTGATCCCCTGCGTTAGTCATCTTTCCGATGGCGTCCGCGACCTTAATGAACTGGTCTTCGACTGGCAGGTTTATCAAATCCTTAGAAGCAAGCCCCACCATATTTAGGGCTGTTTCGTAAGTCTTATTCCCCCGAGACGCGTCTGCTATCCGTTCATTTAAGTCCTTAATAGCATCCCCCATATCATCAGTCTCTGCGCCAAACCTACGAGCAACAGCAGACAGAGCCCCGAAGGTTTCTTCATTAACGGTCAACCTTTTAGCCCACAATCTTTGGGCCTTAGCGTTTTCCAAGACTCCCTTTGTCATCAAGCCGATGGCAGTAGTGACTAGGCCAATGCCTCCAGCTAGCCCGACAGCGACAGTCCGAGCCCCCTCAAATTCTAGGCCGATCTTTTTTCCTGCCTTCCCGCCCTTCTTTCCGAACTCCTCAACCTCGTCCCCAGCCTTCTTAAGGCCCTTCTTTAGTTCGTTGAAATCGGCACCGATACGGACTATTAACTCGTCTTGTGATGCCATTAAATACCTTTAACTTCGAATGAAGCTAGTATATCGTCAAGGTCGCTTTTGTCATAGGTTGCGGTAATCGGCTTCACTTTTGTGTGGTTGCACATCATTATGTATTCCCTTGGCGTCATCGACCAAGCCCCTTGCATTGGGACATGGAAACGGTCAACGATCTGAGCAACGAAAACCCACCAATTAATTATGTGTTTTTTTTTGAAGTGTCTTCAGATTCTTCTTCTACCATCTTCTTCTGTTGATCTTCGGGAATAAGTGCCATGGAAAAGAACTTGGACGCATTATCAACGTGGGCCTGTATCCCATCTTTTCTGATTTTCTCACCGACCACAATATAGTTTTCTTTATAGCCTTGATCATTTCGGTAAGTCGCCTCCCCGAGAATCCCAGCCCAAAGAGCGCAGGCGATAGTTTTGAAGGATAACTTGTTGTCTAGCATCTCTCTAAAGGCTTCGTTGATCGCCTTGCCTGACCGCTCCTCGAACTCAACCAAAGCCTCAAAGGTTGGACGTAAGGTATATTCCTTGCCGTCTAGAGTGATTTCAAAAGTGCCTGTGTATTTGTTCATGCTGTGCCCTCATGCCCTCTATAAGATGACCCCAACCCACCGAGGGCACGGAATGGGTTGAGGTCGTCTGAATGCTTAGGCGAAAGCGATGGTCCCGTTCGAAGTCAAGGTGATGGAAAACCTCTGAGCGTCATTGTTTGGGGCTGAGTATTCCATCCCGCCAAGGTTAAAAGAACCCGTCAGCGTTTTGTTGTTTCCATAAAGCACTTGATAGCCTAGATTGGTTCCCGCTGTTTGAGCTACAGTCTCAAGCTGAGAAAAGGCCGAGTTGTCGGAGACGATCCCACTGCCAGAGACAACAACCTCCCTTTTCCCATACGATTCGTAAGAGGAGAACCGATCATCATCCTTCGTTGTAATATCTATGGGTTCGTTGTTGATACTAACCGTATGCTCTGTCATCAAGCCGACAGTAGTGTAGGAAGTTGACCCCGCAGAGGTGGCCACTTTTAGAACTAGGTCTTCGCCTGCGAATGTTGCCATCTGGATTTACTCCGTAACCATCAAGTTGTATGTAATTGTAGCCCTTCGCGTTCGCCCGTCACCTTCGTTCTCGACGTTGATTGACTCAAAATTAAAGAATGTGATATCCCCGCTGGCTATGCTTAGAGAGCTACTATCCAGAACATCGGCCACCAAATCGTGAACCTCCCACGCTTGCCCCTCACCGCGATAGGCAGAGAAGACTTCGACAGTTAAATTTATAAGATATGCCCTTTGGCCCTTGATCCCCGCGTCTTCTGCGTCGATCCCGTAAAGGATATGGGGGAAAGGAGTCTCGTCTTTCAAGTGGTTGCCTATGCTGGTCGCGGGGACAACAGCAGTCAACGAGGCGTCACCCGTTAAAGCAGTGTGAACAGCGGAAAGAATTTGCCCTGTGTCGATCATAAGAGACCCCTTATAGCTTTACTGATTCGCTCGACAAATACCGCCCTCTTCTTTCTGAGTGCTGGGGCCATAAAGGGTCGAGCTTTGATACCACTGCCCCGTCCCGTTGATTTCTTGCTCCCATATTCAAGGTGATTTGAATAGACGGCACCAGAGATCACCTTAGCGACTGGGGTTCTCTTCAGAGCATTAGTCTTTGATAGTCGGATGTTTTTAATTAAGTTCCCTGTGTCACTNNGGAGGAGTCCCCGGCATTGATGAATATGCTACAATCCCACGCCTAACGCCTGCCTTTCTTCCTTTGCGACCCTTGCCCCAATAATATCTTTGTCGATAGCGCCCAGAGCGTTTACGAATGCTCTTAATTACATCTCGCCTAAGTTCAATGGCGCTAGTATTTAGGGCACTATTGACCCGCTTGCGCCCTTCTTCATCTAAGGACTTGAAACGCTTCTGGAGTTCCTCTATCCCCTCAATATCAATGGTCAGCTTGCTACCCATTGCAATCCTTCTCTGCGTCATGCTGGCCTTTCATGTAGGCCACTTCAGCGCGAACAGCACCAGACCGATTAAACAGGTCATTCTCATGCTGTCTGTGTCGCTCGTCCGTATCTCTCATCTCTCGCCTGAGTTCTTTAATCTCACCCTCAAGCCGTCGATCTTCGTCCTCAGACTTCTTCTCATTCTTGCCGATAAGCCCAAAGACCACCTTGAACACGAAAGCCACAACCGCCCCCACTGTTCCCTCGATAATCCCTTCAGGGATCTCCATCTACCTAGCCCGTCTTTGGTTCGTGGCCGTAAGGGTGATAATAAAACTAAGAGTGGCGTAAGCGAGATAAGCCATGCCCAAAGGCGAGATCTCTTGGATCTTTCCAGTTCCCCAGTTGAACGAGAGGCCGAAGAACGAAATGGATTTCCCTTTTTCGTCAGGATCTTTGATGGGAACTGCATAATCGGGGCCAAAAATTTCCATTGATTCAAATTGCAAGAAAAGACAGGCGATAATGAAGATGCACATCGTTGCCCCGAACATGAGATAAAGCCTGCACATTGTAACGCTAAACAGGGACTCTTCCCCGTTCTCATCACGTTGGTGGATGGAAGCGAGGTACTTGCGCCCCTCTGTCGTCTGGGCCATCTCCCTTTCGTGGGCCTGCTGATCTCTGACGCGCTGAGACTCGCCCCACCTATCGACGATCCCGCTGACAGAGTTAAGGGCCTTGCCAACAGCAGGGGGGCCAATAACACCAAGAAGCGCGCCCAGCATGCTATTTCAGCCTTGAGAAACACCAGACGGCACAGGCAAAGGTGCATAGGCAGAAAGCCATAAAGGCACCATCCATCAGTGACCCTTCTTGAATAACTCTCTTATCTCTGTCTTGAGGTCGCTAATGTCTTCCTTTAGACTCTCGACAGTCTCGCGAACGAACTCAATCCCTTGCTTGTAGTTACCAGCTATATGCTCTATCTTAAGTTCGTTCTCCCTGATCTCGCCTTTTAGTTCCACTGTCGAGATCTCCAAGTCATGCACATTTTTGAAGAGGGCGTAAACTTTGGGGATAAAGCAGACGGCTAAGAAGTTGAGGAACCCAAGGACGGCTGTCGTGAACTCTACAGGGGTCACCCTTCGGCCTTATCTGTGCCTTGGTTATACCCAAGCAAAGGCATGATTCGCTCTAGCTCTTCTGGCTTGCGTTCGCTCATGATCTGATTAAACAGACCTAGCTGTTCACATTGTTTGAGTGAAGTTTGGCACAACCCGATAATGTTCTTCGCTTCGTCTGGGCTCAGTTGGCATCCGGGCAAAGTCGCAGAAGAAAACCTGTTCAGACTTTGATGGGTGGTCGAAATAAGTTGATCTGTTTCCACATCATCGGCATCAAAGGTTCCATCATCAAGTTCACCCTTTATCTTGCTCCACATCTTAAGCTCTCTAACTCTGTGGTGTGCTTGGGTTTCAAATTGTTGCTTTTTAAACAAGCATTCTTCAAGGTCAATGCTCAGATCTTCAATGTCTAGCTCATTAGATGAGTAGTTAATCTTGTCCTCAATTCTCTTGATCTCAACATTATTCCTTCGGTAGTCAAAGGATAAAGCTACAAGGTTCTCAAAGAAAACTTTCTGTTCCGTCCTTGCTTGCCAGAACTTAGATGCTTTCGTTGGGTGTTTAATATCGTTGAGAACAGAGACTCTGGCTAGAGTCTCACTTCGCCACATAGGACTTTTCTCAAAGTTCTCTTGAAGCTCTTGGCGAAGCTCCGCAACTGCGTTTGTGTCTTCCTTGCTTAGGAATTTACAAGACCCAATAGCCTCTAATCCTTTTTGAGAAAAAAGCTCTATTGATTCCAATATTTGCCCCCTATAGGTCTACGATAACAATATTATCACCGGAGAACTCAAGTGTCCAGTCCACTCCGGGCATGCCTGAGCCTTGAGGGATGCTGGGATATTCCTTGGACCAAGTGCCAATGCCGAGGTAGTCTTGCCCTTCGGTGGAAGCCTCAGAAACATCGACCCCCAATACCCTGTCGGTTCCGTTTTCTTTAATGAATCTATAAGCCATGATTATGTTGTTGTAAAAGTGACTACTTCGTAACTAGAGCCTGCGGGTGTATATTCCTCTACAGTACTGACAGAAGAAGTTGTGAATCCGCTAATAGATAGAGCGTTAGACGCATTCCCGGCCTTCGCCAGTTGCTGTCTAGACACATTTAGAGAGGTCGCTGAGGTCCAAGTGGCGCCGTCAAAAGTTGCTGTCGTTCCTACGTTTGCGCCTGTGGTCCCACCGAAACCTATTGTGGAACTCTGGGAACCACAACCAGCGTGATAACCAACAGAAATAGGATAGTCAGCAGACCCTGAGAGGTTCGACCAACTAGACCCATCGAATGTCCTAGTTGTGGCAACATAAGCCGACCCATTATATCCAGCGAAAATAAGTCCTGCCGACTGTGTACCTGTCGTGGCATGTGAGGCTCTACCGAGACTTTCACTCATTGAACCCTCAGTAGACCATGACGTACCATTATAGGATTCGGTACTACTGAGAAAAGATGGCGTTTCCCCACCTGCGGTAACGAAAGCAGATTGGGTTCCAAAACCAGAATTGGAGTACCTAGCGGTCGTTAGACTTCCAGATTCTGTAGTCCAAGCTGACCCATCGTATGTGATCGTATCGGTCGTTGCCACTGTAGTGTAACCTCCAGCGAAAATCCCAGCGGAAACAGTTCCATCTCCGTTGATGAACTGACGAACAGCGGGGAGAGAAGGAGGTTCTGGTGGAGTGTTGTCCCATGTCGTCCCATTCCATTCTTCTACGTTAGAGGTTCCTGCCCCACTATCACCCCCGTAAATCAAACAAGCCCCAGCCTCCCCGAAAGACCCATGACGAAGTCTAGCACTATTAACTGATGTCTTGGTGGTCCATGCTTCAGTGGCAGAGTATTCAGTAACAGCCTTGATTACTGACGTTCCACCATCAGTCCTCATCCACATCTTGCCAGCATTTGATGACTCAGCGGTGTAGTCTGAAGTCCTCGATTCTAGCCCACCTGAAGCATTAACCCAAGACCCAGCACCATTAAGAACCTTAGACTCGTCCCCTGCACTAGGAGCGGGAACAGTACCTGTTACTCCTGCGGTCGCGGAGGTCGCCCCCGTCAATACTGGGGCCGATACCCCGTCTAATACGTCTGGGTCGTTTAAGTATTCGGCCAGATCGGTGATCTCAACATCTCTTCGACCGGGTGAAACAGCGTCACGCTCACCTCGGAAAAAGCTGAAAGTGTCACTGCTCTTGATCGAGTCGCCTGCGCCTAGTCCGTTAGCCATCTTAAGTTCTTACTCCTGTTTCTGCATATATTTTAAGAAAACGTGAGCGTCTGTCCATGTTCTCAAGCCTAGTGATATTAAAGAGCTCGCCCCCGATATTCAGTCTATCACTCTCAAGAAGATCAGATCTGTAGTGAGTGGAAACGACGACCGCTTCAGTTGGTGCCAACCTACCAGCGTCAAAGGGCTCATCACCGCCTGCCGTTTCGATCAGACCGAAGACAGTGACTAAGGTAGACCAGTTGATCGAGTACCCACCTTGACCATCGGCAGATTCCACACCTCGCTCGACAATAACAGCGTCCCGAAAGTCCCGACTGCAAAACTCAGCCACGGAGAACCTTGAAAGGGCTGAGCATTGAATAAGCACCCGACACACCGCAAAGCTCGCCCTCGCAGTCGCCTCGGTTCTCATATAGATGCCCCGCCAGCATCATTATGGCCCTACGGATAGAGGCAGGCACATCAGTCGATGCGGTCCCGTATCCGGCACGCCAAACAACTTTCCAAGAGTCTTGAACCCTCAAGTCTCCGGGGATGGATGCGCTGTCATTAAATTGCAACTCTGGGGCCTTGTCATCGTCATAGTTGTCAAGGTAGTAATTGTCAGAACTGTAGGCGCTCTCAGTGTTGGAACTGTCCACAGTCGTTACCGCTGTGATTGAGATGGCAGGGGACCAGTCGAAGACGATAGAGGCACCATCCCCATTTATTTCATTCTTCGCCCCAATTCTCCATCCTGACCAGAACTCTTTCCCTGCTGATCTATGAAGATCGGTGTAGCCTGTTAGCTCTTGGTCAATGAATTTTCTCCCAGTGTAACGCTCTGCCATGTCGCGGGCGTCTGTTATGTACTGGGTTAAAAGGGTATCCTGTGCGGTGTCGGTGATCCGAAGGGATAGCTTTAACTCACTTAGGCTTATTGGTTCGCTTGCGGGTGCGCTTGTGACCTTTGATTTCAAGGGCTTGCCTCAGTGGTTTGGATTCAATCTTGTTAATACTTGCGAACTTGTCTTTGTTCGCTTCAATGAAAGTGGAGGGCAGAGCGTAAGCCCCACCCTCCTCAAATTTCAAAAATTCCCCAACACCGAAGGCGTCACCCGTGAAGGCTTCAACACAACGGCATTGGGAAATCATTCTGTTCTAGTTGGCGTCAGTCTTAGCGACATGAGGGCAACCCAGAACGAAAGAAGCCGAAGCATCTCCCGCACCAGTACAAGCAACAACAACGCGAACATAGCGCTTTGAGCCTGTGTATCCCAACGTCTTGAGGCCAGCAACAGCAGAAACGCCATTGGATCCGATGATGTCATCGGCTCCAGCGTTGCTGTAAGCAGTCACGCTGTCACCCTCTTGGACAGTGAACGTACCAGCGAAGGCAGTGTCAGCTTGTCCTAGAAGAGTAACAGATTCAAACCCACGGGTGTCCACATCGGTTCCGTTGGTTGATCCAGTAGTGAGAGCTTGAGGCTCAAGCCCCTCACTTACTTTGATGTCGTTTTTCAAGTCTTTAGTAGCCATTTCTTAAATCTCCTTAATTAGGCTTGTTTCAGCATTTTTATTGATGAATATGATTTAAGAGCGCCCCCCACCCTTTTGCGAGTGTAATACTCAACAAATGGACGCGAAGTGAACTTGTCTTCGAGTACAGACATTCCCATTCGATCAACGATCAAATAGCAATCTCGGAAGTCAGCAAGAACAACAGAGATGTTGCCAGTAGCAACATCATCCATGTCTTCCATGATGACAGTTCTTTGACCAAGCAACTGATCAGGTTCGCCTGCTGAGTAAACAGGTTGCCAGATGTAATTTCCTTGACCATCGACCAGTTTACGGATAACGCTTTCGGTCGCTCTGTTATAAGCGAAGTAAGCGTTTGGCCTGTGGCTAGTGTGAAGCAAAGCACGAAGCTCAACCAACTCATCAGTTGTGATGGAGTTAGCAGAAGCGGTGACTTTGGTCCCAACTTGTCCACGGGTGTAGACGTCAGCGTTTGAAGTCTTCTGAGTGTAAGTAGTAAAGCCACGGGCCTTGTCTACACCATCGCCAGAAACGAAAGCAGTTGCTTCCAGACGACCAAAACGATCACTCACTTTACCCATCAACCAACTAGGAAGATTAAACTCAGAGTCTTCTAGAAGAGTCTCAGTCACCTTGGGAGAAGCGTACATCTCATGGACTGGGATATTCAATTTCCCGATCTCAGGAGTGTCAGTAGAAGGACGTGAGGCAGTTTCGCCAACCCATCCGGCTCCAGCTTCGTCATCATCCAGATAGCCTTTGTAAGTGTCTGTTGCGATAGTAACAACAGAAGCCAACTGGCGTACAGGTGAAGTGTCGAAAGGACGGCTAAAAGTTTCGCCTAGAAAGGGCATGAGGGTATAACCACCATCAGGTCCAACTTCACGAGACATAGCCTTAACCTCTGCCATGGCGCTTTTCTCAGCGTCAGACAGATCAGCGTTAGCGATCCCACGGGCACGACCGATTTTCTTAAGGGCAAGGCCATAAGATTTAAGGTCAACTTTTTCCTCGATCTTGTCAGCGCCTTCGATGCTAGAAGAAACATTCTTCAGAGCAAGGGCTTGTTCTTCGAGTCTTTTCTTTTGATCAAGTTGAGCTTCGATAACTTCATCTAGCTTGGCAACTTTAGCTTCGAGTTCGGCTTTTCCGCCCTCGTTCTTGGCTTCCTTGGCGCGGATCTCGTCGAGTTCCTTGCGTTGGACATGAATGGCACTACCGATTTCGTCGATAGCCTTTTTGATTTCTTCGCTCACGTTATCTCTCCTTTGAGTTGGTTAAGAGCTGAATTAAGGGATGCAAGAATGCCTGCCTCGTCTACCTGCTCATCCCGAGCAGGGGCTTCTTCTCCACTCTTGGCATCACGCTCAAGAGCATCGTATCCACCAGCTATAAAAGCCTTCGCTTGGCTAACGGAAAAATCTGCATCCCGCAGAAATCTCTCAACCTCTCGCTTAGATGAAATATTACCCTCATCATCCTTGAGGGACTTCACCGCAGTAATTTTTGCCTGCGGATTCATGGGGATGGGAACGATTGAAACCTCAACGAGATCAATCTCTTTTATGACACGAATGGACCCATTCATTGAGTCTTGCATCTCGTAATCATTCACCCGGTAACCTATTGAAAGGGTCTT